TGAAATCAAAGATATCGGAGTCACTTGCGCAAATTGCATTTTGTATGAAGGCGGCTCATCGTGCAAGATTATTGCAGCCGAAGTTGAGCCTGGTGGCTACTGCCGATTTGCACTCATTCCAGATGGCGTTGTTAGCATCAGCAAAAAAGAACTTACATTGGCAGAGCCAGTGTACGAGGTCTATCCAATAGCTCCAAAGAAGAAAACAAAGAAATACAACTCTGTTGAAGAAGCTGTTGAAGATTTTTCTGCAAATTCTGACAGTGCGCTTGTTGCAGTTGGCGTTGAGGGTGGACTCGACCGCAACAGAGGGAACGCTGAGAAGCTTCGTCGCTACTGGACTATTGGCAGAGGTGGACTAAAGATTCGTTGGAATACACCTGGCGACTGGACACGTTGCTATCGTCAGTTGATGAAGTATATGGGTCCTCGAGCAAAAGGATACTGCTCACTTCGTCATAAAGAAATGACTGGTGTGTGGCCAGGCAGCAAGTACAACGTCGGGAAGAAAAACAAGAACATCATTGGAAGTGGCGACGCAATTAGAGATGAACAAGAGATCTTTGAGATGCTGTTTGCACAGGCTGGAATGCAAGAGGCAAAGGATAGAGTTCTTATGGCATCAATTGACACGCCTAGCTACGGCGCAAAGTTTAGAATTCCTTTGGTTATTCCAGAAGAAACAGAGTCTGGCGACGGCCGAAAGTTTAAGAAAGGTGCAATCACAGTCCGTGAGTTACCTCTTCCGCTACTTTGGCAAATCAAGACAGCTGACGGCCACTCTGGCTCAGTAGTTGTTGGTCGCATTGACCATATGGAAAGAGTTGATGGAGGAATCGGAAACGCACATGGCGTTTTTGACACCAGCGCGTATGGTAAAGAAGCAGAACGTATGGTTCGCGATGGATTTATCCGAGGCGTTTCAGCAGACCTTGACAAGTTTGAGGCGAGCGAAGATGCTAAAGACGAGGCAGGCGACGACACAGATGAAATGAAAGCCAAGAAAATTGGCGGAGATAAGATCACAATTACAAAATCACGAGTAATGGCAGTAACAATCGTTCCAAAGCCTGCATTTGAAGAATGCAAGATCTATTTGGAGGATACTGTACAAACTGAAGATATGCAGGAGGAACCAATGGAAAATCTACCAGACGGCGTCTATATTGAAGACGGCGACGGCGTTGCATCAATCGAGGCGGCAGCGCTTCTGGCTTGTGGAATGATCGCAGGCGCGATCCCAACAGTTCCACCTGCTCAATGGTTTGCAAACCCAGAATTGTCTGGCCCTACGCCACTGACAGTTGATGATGATGGCCGTGTATTTGGCCACGTCGCTTCGTGGAAGACCGACCACATTGGTATGCGGTCTGGAACACGTGCACCAAAGAGTCGCACAGGCTATGCGTACTTCCACACTGGTGTTGTTCGCGCTGACGATGGCAAAGACTACACAGTCGGTCAGTTGACACTTGCAGGTGGACACGCGTCGCTTGAGGCAAGTGCGCTTGAAGCTGCTCGTCACTACGACGACACTGGTTCTGCTATCGCGGACGTTCACGCTGGTGAAGATCAGTTTGGTATCTGGGTTGCAGGCGCGCTTCGTCCAAGTGCGTCACCAGAACAGATCCGTGCCCTCCGCGCATCTGCTCCGTCGGGCGACTGGCGACCAATCAATGGCTCGCTTGAACTTGTTGCAGTTTGCCAAGTAAACGTGCCAGGATTCCCAATTGCTCGAGCACGTGTTGCATCTGGTCAGATCTACGCGCTTGTCGCGGCAGGTGCTGCTTCACTTGCTCAGATAAAAGAAGACCCAATGCAAGAACTTGCAGCGCGTATTGATCGCCTTGAAAAGCGTCAAGCAGCAAATCCAGAGCTTGCAGCAAAAGCTGAAGAGCTCTCAAACAGACTTCGTTCATCGTTTGACTATGACACCTTTGGATATATGTCAAAGGCGATGCGCGAGCGTCTTGCTCAGGAAGGCAAAGCTCTTCCAGATGGTTCATATCCAATTCGCAACACTGAAGATCTTAAAAACGCAATTCAAGCGTATGGTCGTTCAAAGCCTGGCAAGCGAGCAGCAGTTCGTCGCCACATCATCAAAAAAGCACGTGGGCTTGGAAAGTCAGAATTGGTCCCAGAGCAGTGGAAAACTGCAGGTCTTATTGACGATGAAGTTGTTACAGACATTCAAGCTCGAGTAGCGGCTGCAAAGTCAACCGCGGAAAGCACCAAGGCTGACAACGCTCAGAAAATTGAAGAGCTTCGCGCCCGTGTGGCCTCGGCCAAGGAGGGGCTTTTAGCGGCCTCACCGATGGAACCGACAGAAGCGAGTGAAGTTAAGGCAAATCCAGAAGCAGTTTCCACACGAGGAAACAAATACATTTCTGGCGTAAACCAACCGCGAGATACCAAAGGAAAGTTCCGCGATGTACTTGCAAGGTTGAAACAGAATCTTGGACAAAGCGGTCTTCAAGGCGTAATGGACAAGATTGAAGAAACAGATGCGCTTGTAAATGCTGGAAACTACGACGCCGCCGCTGCCGGCGCCGCAGGTTTACTTGACCTAATCGCGCGGTTAGACAGCGGTGCTTTAGATGCTACATCGCTTGAAAACGTCCGCGAAGCCGCGAAACTATTGGGAACAGTGATTTCCAACCTTCCGCTGCCTTTCGGAAAACAAACAGATAAAGTTCGCTTTAGCGATCTACCGCCAGTACTCAGGGATCTTATTGATGACATGATTACTAAGGTTGAGGCAAAGATCGGAAAAGAAGACGCAGACGAGGCGACAAAGTCGCTTCGTAGCTACAAGTCTGGAAGTGATGTTTACTCTCAAGGTGAGGTATCATCTGAGATGAGCAAGCTTCTAAGACTACTGACATAAGACATTTATAATCATGTTAATGTATTCCATAGGTGAGTGCCTCTGCACATCGTGTCAGAGTCCCTCTCCATGGACAGAAGCCCCAGATAGACCTAAAGTGGGTCTATCGTGACTGATCCCGGAGGAGGGACAGTGGACCGTATCAAACAACAACTCGACACGATTGGAGACTTGACAGACGATCAAATCGTCGCTCTTCAAGCTGAAATCGTTACCGAGTTTGAAACGGTTGAGGGTCAAGATCCAACTACAGAAACAGTAGATGCCATGACGCAACTTGCGGACATGCTTGACACAGTTCGTGGTGAATCCAAGCGTCGCGAAGCTCTTGCACAAGAGCTCGCCACACGCGCGGCTGAAGCTACAATGCGTGTTAAGGGTGAAGCCGAAGGTGACATGGAAGAAATGCCAGAGGAAATGCCGGCGCCAGATGCAGAAATGCCAATGGAAGAAGCACCTGAAGCTCCTGAAGAGGAGAAGAAGGAAATGCCAATGGAAGCATCCGCTGAAGCAGTAGAAGGTTCTGAACTTTCAACCACAGAAGAAACAGCAACAGCTGAAGCAACAGTAGCTCCAGAAGCAACAACAGAAGCCGCAGTAGTGGAAGAAGTTGTAGCTGAAGCAGTTATTGAAGCACCAGTTGAAGCTGAAGCAAGCACATCAACAGAAATTATCAATGCTCCACAAGAGCAGGAAGCCCAGGAGGCAACCATGACTGCCGCGGCAGACAACACGAACTTGGAAGTAGAATTCCAAGCTCCAGCCGACCGTCAACCAAGTCAGAAGGAAACAGCACCAGTAGCAATCACTGCTGGCGCAGACATCCCTGGCTACACGGCCGGTGCACAAATGAAAGATGCAAACGAAATTGCAGAAGCTATGGCTTCACGCTTGCACGGTCTTCGCCGTGTTAAGGGTGGCGACGGCGAACAGCACATCGTTGCTTCAATCACAACCAAGTACCCAGAGTCCCGTGTTCTTACACAGGACACCGACAGCAACGTTGCCAAAATCAAGGCCGTTGCATCGCCAGAAGCACTCGTAGCTTCGGGTGGTCACTCCGCACCGTTTGAAGTCAAGTATGACATCTTCGGTCTAGGAACAACAGACCGTCCGATCCGCGACTCGCTTCCACGCTTTGCAGCAGACCGTGGTGGTATCCGTTACATCGTCCCACCAGTGCTTGCTGATTACGGCAACGCAGTTGGCGTTTGGACAAACGTAACAGACACAAGCCCTGGCACAGACGTTAAGTCAAGCCTCACCATTACAGCAGCAAGTGAAACAACCGTCGCTACCGACGCTGTTACTTTGCAACTGCAATTTGGTAACTTGATGACACGTGCGTATCCAGAGTTGATTGCTCGTCACAACGAACTTGCTCTTATCCAGCACGCACGTGAAGCAGAGCAGTACCTCGCTGGCAAGTTGACATCTGGCTCGACAGCTGTTACGACAACAAGCCTCATCGGCGTTGCTCGTGACTTCCTCGTCCAGGTTGGACGCGCAGCAGTTGCAATGCGTAGCCGTCACCGTTTGTCCCCAGATCAGAAGTTGCGAGTAATCGCTCCAGCTTGGATCAAGGACGCAATGGTTGCCGACCTCACATTGGCAATGCCTGGTGATGCAACAATGAATGCAACTGGAGAAATTGATGGATACCTCGCAGCACGCGGTGTTGACATCACTTACTCACACGACTTGAATGTTTACGGCGCGCAGTCTGGCTCCGCAGCACTCAACGAGTTCTCAGACACATTCACATGGTACATCTTCGCAGAAGGAACATTCTTGTTCCTTGATGGTGGCACCTTGGACCTCGGAATTATCCGCGACTCTTCACTCGTTGGAACCAACGACTACAAGATGTTCGTAGAAACATTCGAAGGCATTGCAAAGATTGGCGTTGAGTCACTCGTTGTAACCTCAACCATCTCGGTAAACGGTGTGGCAGCAGCCCTCCGTGACACCACAGGTGGTGCAACCGCAGCAGCTATCGAGTACTAAACCGAAGCTAAAGCAAAAACTCGTAGAGGGGGTACCCAGAAATGGGTGCCCCCAATACAAGTAAGAAACATATAACGCGGAACTTAAGTTAGGAACAAAAATGGCATTTCCAAAAGATGGAGTTGTAGTCGCACCTGCAATTGAGCCAGCAGACTGTGGTCTGTTTTCGGTGGCTAAGCCTGCACGGACTACGCTATCTGACGAGGACCGATGGATCCGCACATTCGCACAAGAGTGGGATACAAGTCTTTACTCAGCTAAGAATTGGGACGACACAGATACAACGTCAGCGTCCATTGCGTCAGACGCAACCCCAACACGATTTACACAAATCAAGCCATTTTTTATTGAAGTAGAAGAACAGATTTCAACATTTGGCTACACAGCACTTGATCGCTTTGAAAGAATTTCGCGACAAATCAAGGGCGTTACGCAAAAAGCAGTAGAGCAAGAACTCTGGGACGGCGCAGTCCGTGAGGGAGAGTCGCACGACAACCTTGCACTGTCAGCTGCTACAGCAACTATTCTAAACAGTGGAACAGCACTTAACGCGGCTAGGGCAATTGCACTTCTTGACTTTAAGATTGGGTCAACATCTCCTTGTGGAGAGCAGGGTGTTATCCACATGACACGCGACACAGCAGCGCTTTTGTCTAGCAGCTACATGATTTTTCATACGGCTGATGGCCGTCTTGAGACAATATCTGGAACACCAATCATCGTTGGATCTGGATATTCGGGCACTGGACCAACGGGTGCAACTGGTGCAACTGCAACTGACGGAAACAAATGGATGTATGGCACTGGATCAGTGCATACATACGTTGGAAAAGTTGATGTTGTAAACGACAGCAACGGCCAAGCGTACGATGTCAGCGGAAACCAAAACGACATGAAGCTCAAGGCAATTCGCCCAGCGGCGGTTTACTTTGATACAACAATTCATCTAGCAGTCAGAGTAGACCTGACAGTCTAATCCCTAAGGAGAAAATAAAAACATGGCAACCCAAGACTACGCAGCAAGTATTCAAGGTGTTTCAATTCGCGTCACGCGTCTTGATGCAGCTGGCAACTTGCTCAACAATCCTGGCGACAGTTACACGACCAGCGCATTCATGCGTATCTCGTTCACACCTGAATACGAAGAAGGCGATGAAATCGTTGAGAAGTCGGCAAACGGAACAATCTGCGTTTCATACAAGGCACCAGACACACTCAAGCGTGTGACAATGGAACTTGCTATTTGCGAACCAGATCCTGAATTGACAGAGCTTATGTCTGGTGGTCTCTTGCTTCGCAAGAACCTCGGAACATTCGCTTCACCTGACCGAAAGAGCATCGGTTGGTCATCGCCAGGTATTGGTGACGACCCAGCCGGCAACGGTGTTGCAATTGAGTGTTGGTCATTCGCAGTTAAGGACGGCAAGCGCGCAGCAACACTTCCTTACTTCCACTGGGTCTTCCCATACTGCCGTATGCGTCAGTCTGGTGACCGCGTGATTGAGAACGGAATGCTCGCAAGCACATTTGAAGGCTACAGCATCGGCAACTCGTTGTTTGGTGACGGCCTTGATGAGCGTTGGGAATTCCCATTGGCAACAGAGCGTCCGTACTCGTACGCTCGTGCTTCGTGGGCACCAACTGGTCGCAAGGGCTTCTACGAATGGCACGGAGATCTTTCAAAGACGATCTCGAACGCTGCTCGCTCCACAACAACGGCTACACTTACAACGTCAACAGCGCACGGTTTCCGTGTAGGAGACAGCGTGACAGTCACTGCAGTAACTAACGCGGCCGCTCTTAACGGTACGTATACAATCACAGGGGGACCAACCACTACAACGTTCACGTACACCACGGCAACAAGCGGAACAATTACATCTGGCGTAGAAACTGGTACGGCAGTTGTTCTTGCAAATAGCTGGGCAGTTACTGACTTTACGTCGCAGGGTTCAACAACTGAGTACAACGTACCTGGTAACACCGAATACAACGCTGACGAAGCAATTGACTTCATCATCGCTTCCTCGGAGGATCCAACAGCGTAATTCACGTAATCTGAGCGTGGCGCTCGTAGTAGTATGTACTTACGCGCCACGCTCACTTACGAGCACTGAATAGACAAGGAACTTTGATGACAAACCTCTGGGTAAGCACTTCAGATCTTGGCAGCTACTCAGACTCAGAGTTCTCGTACGACGCAGCAAAAGTAGCATCGCAGCTTCTTTTCCAATTGTCGGGACGAAAGTACAGTGGCGCAACGACGGTAACAGAGCGATATGTCTGCGCAACGCGCGGACACAACTACGGCCTTGCTCGGGGAACAACTACTGCAGCACTCGTCAATGGCGACGTGCAGAACATTCCACTGACTGCCTATGACTTTTATGAAACAGCGTCTGATGGAATTACAACAGGTTCACGACTTCGTTTGCGCGGAAAGCCAGTGACAAAAGTTCACGCAATTCGTGATCACCTCGGCGAGATCATTAACCCGAACTATTACTACCTTTCAGACCATTCTGTTATTCAACCAGTTCGTGGTGTCCCATGGAGACCATGCAACGTTGAAGTTACATACACGTATGGTGTTGAGGCCCCAGCAATGGGAAAGATGGCCGCACGAATGCTTGCTATTGAGTTCTGCAAGATGTGGTCTGGAGAAGATTGCGAGCTTCCACAGCGCGTAACGAGTATTGCACGTCAAGGTGTTTCTTACACAATTCTTGACCCACAAGAGTTTGTTGCTCAAGGCCGTACTGGCATCTACTTTGTTGACTTGTTCTTAAAGTCAGTAAACCCAGACAATGCAAAGAACCGCGCCCGAGTATTTAGTCCTGACCTCGCCCGCGCACGAAGGCTTACACCAAAAGATGACAAGCTCGTTAAGTCAATTCAAGACATCACAATTGTGAATGGAAGCTACGGTTCAGTTGCAATCACCTACGACTACCTCAACGCGTGGTGGTTGCTTGATGGAACTGGTTGGATACCACGAGTAACTATCAATGACTGGGCAAACGTAAAGTCTCGTGACCTTGGTGAAGGATCAGTACTACTACTCGAGGACGACAACTCTGTTCAAATCAATGTCCAATACGAAGACGCCCTTGCGATAGTTGGTCTTGTTGACCCAGGCACGTGGGATATGTACGCATCGCGGCCGAGCATTGAATACGAAGGTCAAATTGAGACTGTCTATGTAGCATCTGGAAACCTGAGAATCAACATGTCAACACCTCAGTTAAATCCAATTGTTACGATTGGCGACTAGCCATGGCAATCACATCTATCGCAGACGTTTCAGACGATGCTCTTAATGTAAAGAACTTACTTCAAAATGTTCTTGACAGCGTTGTGTCAATCTTTGAGTCTCACAATGTTCCACTGCCAAATAGGCGGTACTGGAACGTCGGACAGGTCGCAATTGATTGTGAACAACTTTCTGTATCTTTAGTTCAGATTTACTTGGGTGCTCCAGGAGACCAAGCTTCTGCTCCGCAAAAGTGCAACATGCCTAGAAGCGCAGTTATGACTATATTGATCGCTCGAGAGATACCAGTAGTTGGAGTGAACGGTCGTCCACCGTCTGCTGAAAAGATCTCAGAAGGCGCTGAAATTTCGGCAATAGACGCCTGGGTTCTTATGCAGTCAATTAACGTACTTGACCAGTGGGAACCAGGTACTTTTGGTGTAGGTACAATCGCAACTGTTGACATTCCACCTCCAGAAGGCGGGTTTCAACTTGTCACGATGCAACTTACGATGGCGATACCGTAATGGCACACTACATTGTTTGGAACGAACCAGCCTTATTTCGTCTATTAAAAGATCCAACTGGCGACGTTGGTCGTCACATGTTTGGCCGTGGTTTACGAATTACTGCGGCTGCAAAGATGAAGGTTGGAAAAAGAACAGGTGCGCTAGCAGCATCTATCAATATGTCACAAGAGCCAACTCCAACTGGCCAAAAGATGACAATCGGTTCGCCATTGTCATATGCGTACATGCACCACGAAGGTACGCGTCCACACATTATTAGAGCAGACAGTGGAGGACTTCTTAGGTTTTCCTCTAGAGGAAGAATAGTTTACTCGCGACAAGTAGCGCACCCGGGAACCAGACCGAATAGGTACCTAACTACCTTTTTGTACATGGTAAAGTAATAACGACAGATAACACAAACATACGGAGAAAACACATATGGCAAGATTCAAAGATTTTGGCGCTGGAGATCAAGACAAACCAGCAGAGCCACTTTCATTTAAGCTTCATGGAGAAGACTTTTCATGCAAGCCAAAGATGCAAGGAAAAGTTCTTCTTGACCTTGTCGCTGCGTCGTCAGCGCAAGACAATCCAGGTGAGGCAGCTGCAATCATCAACAAGTTCTTTAAGCTTGTTCTTATTGCAGAAAGCTACGAACGATTTGACGCGCTAGTACAGAGCGATGACAAGATTGTTGAAGTTGAGCAGTTGAGCAACATTGTTGCTTGGTTGGTGGAGCAGTACTCTGACCGCCCTACGCAGCCGCCAGCAGCTTCCTAGCTTGGGCAGTTGATCTCTGGCCGTATGTCAACGGCAAGGCAATTTCCCTTGGTGTTGATATCCGACAATTAGACGCCGCTGACGCGGTTGATTTTCTTCATTTCTTATTTGAAGAAGATTCGTTGAACGCTGCGTCTGGTGAAGCGCTCGAGGCGAAGGGCAAGTTTAGGCAAGTAATCTACAGAGAACTGTACAACACAGAGTACAAGTACGCTACTAATAGCTCGTCGTCTACGCGCAATATCGAGCCTCCTCTTGCAGACGATGATGACATTCCAATGCCAGTAGATCCGTTTGCTCGCTCTGGAGAAACAAAGCCTTATATTTCAGCGTCACTTCCAGATGAAAACTCACCACTACCGTTTGGCCGCGCATTAGATGCCCCACTCAGGTAGTTGTAGATGTTTTAGAATAGACGTAGACACTATGATGGAAGGAGGTGAAGACATATGGCCGTAGTCGGTAGTGCCTACATCGTTGTTAATGCAATTACAACTGGATTTAAAGACGATATTGAAGACATCATTGATGGCCTTGAGTCGCGGTTCTCAAAGCTTGGTTCCACGCTTGGTAGAAGTTTTAGCAAAGGCTCTTCAAGTGGGTTTACACGAGTTGAGCAAGACGCGGTAGAAACATACAAAGCAATCAATGAGTTAATTAAGTCTGGTTATAAGTTGCAGGGTGCTGTTGGACTACTCGCTCCTGCCCTTGGCTCAGCTGCTGCGGGTCTTTCTGTCATGGCGTTTCAAGCCGCTGCCGCCGCGCCATCTTTCATAGTTCTTGGCGGTGTTATCTCTGCTTTTATCCAGGGCATGGCAGCATTCAAGCTCGCGTTTAGTGGTATTGGAAAAGCAATTGGTGCGATAACAAAGCCTGGTGGTGGTGTTGACAGAATGCCGCAATTGCTTCGCGCTGCCCGTGACGCAACTGATCGTTGGCTTGATAGCCAATTGCGACTTGAAAAGGCGCAGAGGGCTGTCACAGATGCGTACGAAGAAGCAGATAGAGCGCTCAAAAAACTTAAATACGACAGCGAAGACGCTGTCATCAGTGAAAAGCGCGCGGTAATTGAACTTGAAAAAGCTCGTGAAGCTTTGCTTCGTGTACAGGACCTTCCACCAAATAACCGTGCCCGCCGCGAAGCCGAACTTGCGTTTGCTGAAGCTGATCTTAACTTACGCAGATCACGAACTAGCGTGCAAGAGCTTAACAAAGATCTCAATAAAGCAACTAACAATGGTCAGTGGAGTACTGAGCAACAAGTCGCAAACTCAAGGACTGTTCTAGACGCTATCGAGGCTGAAACGGCGGCTAGAAGAGACTTAAACAGAGCGGCTGATGATAAGCTTCTTGCAGATAAAGAAGTCAAAGACGCAAAGGCTGGAAAAGGCGGCGGCGGACAAGACCCATTTGCTGGCCTAAACGAATTTCAAATTGAATTTGCTAAGTTCATTGCCGGACTTAAGCCGCAAATTGACAAGCTCAAGCTCGCAGTTAGCGAAGGTCTTCTTCCAGCATTGCAAGATGCAATTAGTTTAGTTGTTACTAAGCTTTTCCCAACTATTGAAACAAAGCTAAGAGAGACTGGCATTGCTCTCGGTAAAGCTTCAAAAGATTTTGCAGCAGCAATCACTAGCCCTACCGCAATTCAGAACATTGGCAAGAACATGGATACAAACAACTATGTTCTTGAAAACACAGGTAAAGTACTTGGAAACATTACAAGACTGATCTCTGCGCTTCTTGTTGCTGCTGATCCACTTATTCGCAAGTTTACTGACTGGATTGTCGCACTCACTGGCGGCTGGGCAAAGGACGCTGAAGGAAACATCAGCGGACTAACAGACATGTTCAACAGGTCTGGTGAGATTGCCGCCGACTTTGGCACAATTCTTGGAAACATTGTCGGCGCGTTTATGAACATTGGTAGAGCTATTTCAGGCCAGGGTGGCGCAGGCCAAACAATGATGGACTGGTTCATTGATCTGTCGCAGAGGTTTGAAGACTTTACAGCAAAGCACCTTGCCAGTGGAAAGCTACAAGAGTATTTTCAAGTTGCTTGGGCCGGCTTTCAAGAGATTCTTAGCATTCTTGGGAGGATTGTTGCAGCAATCCTTCGTGCTGGTGGTGATGAATCATTTGAAGGATCGATGAAACGAGTTGGATCAGGAATTGACGCAATTCTTGACAAGATGCCAGAGCTAATCAAAGGTGGTGAGACCTTTGCTAAAGCTATAGAAAGCTTCCTAAAGATGACCGCGGCGTTCATCGAGTCTGGCAGCGTGCAAGTATTCTTTGGTATTCTTTCAAAAGCCATGGACGTGCTAACCGGGTTCTTGGCAATACCACTTGTTGGAGAAGTCTTCAAAATGTTGGCAATGATCCATGCTGCACGAGCGGCTTTTGGAGTTCTTGGTCGCGTTGCACAGCTAACAGGGCTGTACATCAAGGGCAGCATGATACTTTCAGCAGCAAACATAGCGAAGTTTAAGAGCGCTATGGAAACCGCAGCACTTAAGGCAATGTACGCTCAGGACAAGATTAAAGCTGGAATTACTGCACTTAAAAATGTTCCTGGCCAGCTAAAGCAGCTTGCATTCAACATCAAGCAAACAACGATTGCGCAGCGAATTCTAAACATGACAATGTGGAAAAGTCCAATCACGTGGTGGGTTCTTGGCATTGTTGCTTTGATCGCAATACTTGTTGTACTGTATAAGAGGTTTGAGTTTGTTCGTGACATCGTTGACGCAGTATGGCGCGGGATTAAGGCAGGACTCGATGCTCTTTGGGAAGGCATCCAATATGTCGGCGGACTAATTGCCGGGTTTTTTGCTCCTATTTGGAATGGAATCCAAGCAGTAGCCCTCATTGCATGGGAAGGAATTAAGGCAGGCATAGATTTCCTATGGGAAGGTATCCAGTTTGTCGGTGGACTGATTGGCGGATTCTTTTCTGGAATTTGGAATGGAATCAGGGCAGCGTGGGACGCAGTGTGGCCTGGACTTGTAATCGCTTTTAAGATCGCTGTTGGACTAATCATGCTGCCATTTATTCTAATGGGGCTAGGCATAATTGCAATTTGGAGAGGTATTCAAGCGGCGTGGGACCTCGTGTGGCCGGCAATCTACAATTCAATTCAATTTGCATGGAACAACATAATCAGACCGATATTTGAGATCTTTGGTGTCGTTGTTGGTGCTGTGTGGGGAGCAATGCAGGTTGCATTTGAAACAGCTTGGAACATAATTACCACCTCTATTGACTTTGCTTGGAACAACGTAATTCAACCGATATTTGGTCTTATTGGTGCTGTGTGGGGTCTAATCTGGGATGGCATTCTGCTGTACTACACGACTGTGTGGAACTTAATTACCGGTGGAATTGAGTTTGCTTGGAACAACATAATCAAGCCAGTGTTTGGGTTTATTGGCACTGTATGGGGCGGCGTATGGAATGGAATTCAAGCCGTGTTTTCTACAGTATGGCGCTACGTTTCTACGCTAGTGGAATTCTACTGGAACAACGTAATTAAGCCAATCTTTGGACTCATCGGTACAATTTGGGGTAACGTATGGAACGGCATTAGGACAGCGTTTACTAATGCGTGGAACTTCATTACTGGAGTAGTTAGCGGCGCTCGACAGATATTTGGACGAATTGGCGATGCAATTAGAGATACATTTAAGTCCGCGATCAACTTCATCATTCGTGCCTGGAACAGAATGGAGTTTAGGATTCCATCTGCAAAGATATTTGGAGTAACTGTTGGCGGATTTACTCTTGGCCTTCCAGACATTCCAGAGCTTGCTGAAGGAGGCGTCATTATGCCGTCACCAGGCGGCACTCTCGCACGCATAGGCGAGGCAGGGCGTGCTGAACGTGTAGAACCGCTTGACGAAAGCGGTCTCTCTAAGCGTGATAGAGCGATCATTACAATGCTATCTGGAGGACAGGGTGGAATTACTGTAAATGTGAACCCATCGCCAGGTATGGACGAGATAGAACTAGCGTCAGTTGTTTCGCGCCAACTTGCGCTTCAACTACGGCGCGGAGCAGCATAAGCAACTAGGAGAAAAATATGACAACATTAATAGATGGCACACCGGTTCCAGACAACGGAGACACTGGTTGGGGTACGGTACTGAACGCTGCGATTACGGCAATTGATAATCGCTTTGCGCACTTAAGCTCGAACACCTGGGCAATCAAAGCTGCGGCAAACGGTGTTGTCGGAACAACGCTCTCGTCTAACGTGACAACATCAAGTCTGACAAGCGTAGGTACTCTTAGCAACGTCACGATTAGTGGAAACGCCTCAGTCGGTGGGTCACTAACAGTTACTGGAAACGCAAGTGTTACTGGAAACATTGTCCTCACCGGAAACTTGACTGTAGACGGAACCACAACTACAGTGAACAGCACCACTATTTCTGTAGACGATAAGAACCTCGAGCTTGGGTCTGTCACAACACCGTCAAACACCACGGCAGACGGCGGCGGAATCACGCTTAAGGGTGCCACTGATAAGACACTTAACTGGGTAAACTCGACAGCGGCTTGGACATCATCTGAAGACTTTAACCTCGTGTCTGGCAAAGTCTATGAGATCAACGGATCCACCGTGCTCAGCGCGACAGAGGTCCTCGGCAAGACTGTGCCAACTGGAACAATTGTTGGTACATCTGACAACCAAACTTTGACAACTAAAACATTGACAGCACCAACGATTACTGCTGGAACTACTTCAGCAGCTGCAATTAAGTTGAACAACGGCACAAACCTTACTTCTCCTACTCAGGGTGCAATTGAGTTTGACGGAAACACGATGTTTGTTACCGGCGATACAACAAACGGCACTGGTCGAGGAATTGTTATGGCTCCGCAGATGGGTGAGATTACGTCTGGCGCTAGCGTTGCTTCTGGAGGTCACTTCTTTACTTCAACGGTTCGCCCTGCATTGCTCGCTGGTCGTTTATACAAGTTTGAGTACTACCTTAAGTTCACAAAGGCAACGTCTGGGACAATTACTTTTTCGTTTGCGAACTCGGCGGCGACAAACCTTGACTTAATTGGAATCATTGAACTTATGACAGTTGGCACTACACTGACAACTGGAACAAACGGAAACATCACTAACATAAATGCAACTGGAGCTGCAACAACCACATCGGCTGCTTCTTTTGTTGTTTCAGACGCGACAAACATGGTTGCCAGAATTCTTGGCACCGTCGTTCCAGTAGCGGACACACGGCTTGGTCTTGTTGTTAACTGCTCTTCTGGAACTGTTACATCTGCAGTTGGAAGCAACTTCATGTACATTGACATGGGCGCAGGACCAACAGTTGGAAACATCGGCTAGTTCGCGCAGGGGAAGTAAGGACACATCATGGCAGCAGCAGAATTAGCTTACGGAGCTGGAGAATACGGCGCAGGAGAATATACTGACGCCCCATCGCAGGCAAATGAAAACGTAGCTGTAAACAGGTCGCTAACTGCTTTACCGCGCCCGTGGTTTACGGGAATGAAGTTAAAGAATGACATCGAGATAAATGATCTTGTCCTCAACAGAATTGATGAAAACAACGTTGTGTGGGTGTGCACAGATATTGAAGGTTGGTGGGTTCACCCAGATCCAATGGTTCCAGATATTGAGCGCGGCTACGGCGACGGATCATATGACGTCCGCGGTCGTTGGCTTGCTCGCCAGTTGACATTGAACGGCTCAATTCTTACTCCAGATCCAAGTCTTGCACCTGCAGCTCGAAATGAACTAATTACATCAACAAGTCTGGTGTACACGTATGGCTGGCTTAAGGTTCATGAAAATCCAATCAAAGCCTCTAAGGTACGACTTAGTGGACGCCCAAGCATCACATCAGTAAGTCCTCGAGGCCGCATTGACTTTTCAATTGGTCTACGCGCCGCTGATCCAATTAAGTACTCGTGGAATACCGCCGAGCCAGATGGCTACGACATCACTACAATTCCTTCTGCTAATAGCGCGGTAAGTGAGACTGGAACGCGCACAATTTCAAATGATGGAAACACACGAGTCTCAGCAGTGTTTGTCGTTGAAGGCCCGCTTGCTGGACCAGGGACAATCTACAACGCGGCAAATGAAGAGTTCATTACAATTATTCAACCACTTCGAGCAGCCACTTCAAAAAGTGTCTCAAACAGCCAACTTGCAAGCAATATTGCTACGATTACGACAAGCACGACACATGGATTCATTGCCGGAGATCTTGTCACTGTTAGCATTTCAAATGCAACGTTTGACGGAACGCATACAATTGCCAGTGTCCCAACAACTTCAACATTTACATATGACAAAGTTGCCGCAAACGTTGCGTACGGCGCTGCCAGTGGAACTGCTGCAATTGACGCTGATATTCTTGAAATTGACACTTATGACCGATCTGTAGTTTTTAACAGTCAAACCACTGGGACACGGTCAATGCTTGAGGTTCTTACTGACTGGATCAGACTTGAGCCAGGAGACAACGTGATAACATTCACAGACGATACCGACGCAACTGGCGCCGCAACTATGGACGTGTACTACAGGTCCGGCTGGATCGGATAGTTTACTAGCCTAAGGACGGATCACACATGTCAATAACAGAATACGCACCGATATACAGATACTTCGTAACTGACCTGCTGTCTAATCAGGTCATCGGGGAAATTCCGTTTAAGTCAGTTCAATACGAGCGTGCAATCAAAGGCGCTGGAAAGTTCTCTGGATCAATTCCTTACATTCCAGAAACCGTGTCGTTTGACTTGTACTCAAGCACGATGCCTGGAAAAACTGGGCTGTACGTTGTTCGCGACGGGCAGTGCGTATGGGGTGGAATTATTTGGTCGCGCTCGTATTCAGTTGAATCTCGTGTGCTGCAGGTTTCTGGAGCAGAGTTTACAAGCTACTTCTACCATAGAAATATATGGAAAACGTACTCGCACAGTTTTGGTGCAACTATTACTAAAGCTTCTGGAACAACTACAGTTTCTCTTGACCTGTACTCATTTGATTTTCCAATCGGATCCACAATCCAAATTATTTTCTATGAAGTAGGCGAGTTTCAGTACAACGGGTACTACACAGTTCTTACGGCACCAAGCGCAACAAGCTGCACCGTGTCTATACCGACTCTTCCAAACGGCACATATTTGAATGCAACTGTCTACGTTCGTGTTGACACCTACGACTATATTCGTCAGCTACTCGACACGATGGCAATTGACTTCACAAACATAGATTTTCCAAATGATGAAATTGAGCCTGGGCTTTCAACTGCAATTGAAATATCTACAACGCAACTAACATCAAATGTCGCAACAATTGTTGCGCAGCATGACCATACTCTGCTTCCAGGTCAACTAGTGCAGATTGTAAATAGTGTCGCTCCGTACAACGGAGATCATGAAGTGACAAGTACTCCAAACCTATCTACATTTACTTTTGACCTTGTTTCAGCAAATCAGGCACTTGCTGCTGCCACGCCAACGGTTGTGTCAATTTCAAACAAGCAACTAATAGCGTCTGTTGCGACGATAACTACATCAACTTCACACGGGTTTTCTGTCGGAGACACTGTTGAAGTGTCTGGAGTTGACGATGCGAACTCAACAATTCTTGTGTTTGACGGTCTTCATACAGTTGTCACCGTGCCATCGTCAACATCATTTACATTTACTTCGTTCGCTGTCACGGACATACTTCCGCAGGCAAGCTCTGGCACTGCGACAAAGACACCGTATGTTTACGCAAACACGTACGGCCCGTATCCGGCAAACGCTGATATTGGAATAGGATACTCAACTGCAGCATACAGCGGAAGTAATGTTCAAAATAGAACGTACCGCGGATATGAGCTTGCTTCAGTTGGTGAAGAACTCGATAAGTACTCAGACACAATTGACGGCTTTGAGTACCGTATTGACTGCGCCTATGATGCTGCCACAGACTCATTTACAAGAACACTTGTCTTGATTTCAATAAACTTTCCAGACCCTCCTGCTCCGGGTGAGGTCTCGCCGATTAGCAGGTTCGGCGCCGATCAACTCGTGTTTGATTACCCGGGAAGCATCATTGACATTAGTGTAGACGAGTCTGCTGAAAACGCAGCAACTAGATTTTTTGTTGTTGGCAACACTGGAGACTTGGGACAAGACGTAAGTCAGCCGTACGCAGCAGCAGTTGCGCATGATCTTTTAGAAGCAGGTTGGCCGCTACTCGACGCTGACGACGCGCTTGACCAGCAAACACCTACGCTATCTGACAACGTAAGGTTTGTTGATGCGGCCAGTGAGGCAACCATATATCAATACGCCAAGCGGTACCTAGATGAGTTTAGACCACCAATTGCTGACATTAAAGTTAGTGTAAACGGATCTCTTTCTCCAAAAGTAGGCGAGTATGATCCAGGCGATTGGTGCGCATTGAATGTTAACGACGAGTTTTTTCGCGCACGTCTAGCGAGTGATCTTGAACCGCGCGACACTGTCATTGTCCGTAAGATTGACTCATTTACTGTTTCTGTGCCAGATGTTCCAACGTTTCCAGAAAAAGTTGACCTCAACTTGATCTCAGAGTACGAAGTAGATAAACGTGGCTAGCATTCGTCGTAGAAGCCTTCGAAGCGTTGGCCGAATGATTACGCATATGGACTCAAGGCTGCGCACTGTTCAAAAGCGTGCTGTCCCTACGAAATTGCAAGTTCGCTCTGTTCCAACAACGGCAATCGTTAGGCAGGCGGTAACAAACTACGAATTGGCAAATAATGCTGTACAAGAAAACAATCTTAGCAATACAGTAAGTTCTAACATTGCCTACGCAATTACGACTGCAGACGGCAAAAATAAAGCGTTCCACCAGGCCGATGAGCCGACAGCGACCGCTGTAGGCGACATTTGGTTTGAAACAGACAACGGAAATAAGATTTATCGCTGGACAGGTACAGTGTGGCAGGCCAACGCGCTTGGCGACAACGCCATTGCGTCTGTAAGCGCAAATAAGATTACAGCAGGAACGATTGACGCAAGTGTTATTACAGTGTCAAACCTTGACGCTGGAAACATTACCGTAGGAACTTTGACAGGTATTGACATTCAAATTGGTCAAGGATTTGGCGGTGAAGGTAGTTCAATTGCTGGTTGGACAATTGTCGGCGACACGTTGTTTACTGGTGGAACATTCCTAGGAAACATGTACATTGGCAACCTCGGGGACGCTGGCTGGACAGGCGCAATCGCAGGAATGCTCGTCAATGGTCCTTCTGGCCCGCTGCCAGGAGGAGGCGGCAACTGGCCAGGAAACGTCACCGCATTTACCTACGATGGAGTTGTCTCGTATAACGAAGCAAACAATCAGACAGAGCTTCTTCCAACTGGAATACGCTATGATGCGCAAAACGACACGAACACGTACTCACTTAACTACGACGGATCAAATCTCTATTGCAATATTCTCTACAGCAACGGTACTACAGACTCGTACTGCATTCAGAGTTGTGGTGTTGCCCCTGTGTCACCTGTTGCTCCTGTATCTCCTGTTGCTGTAGTCTACAAATTCTGTAACCCAGGAGACATCGGCTTCCACGGGTGCTACGCGCCTGGTGACTGCGTCTCAACAACTGCTTCAGGCGGCACATGCACGCCTACTCCTCCAGTTACCGCTCCAGTTACCGCTCCAGTTACAGCACCAGTTACAGCACCAGTTGCTCCGACGCTCAAGTTCTGCAACCCAGGCGACGTTGGATTCTTCGGTTGCTCGGCACCTGGTGACTGCGTTGATCCAGCCGCTTCAGGCGGCACGTGCACTTCACCAGCATCACCTCCTGTGACTGCTCCAGTTACTGCTCCAGTTACCGCTCCAGTTACTGCTCCAGTTACCGCTCCAGTTACAGCACCAGTTGTTCCTTCAAATAAGTTCTGCAACCCAGGCGACGTTGGATTCTTCGGTTGCTCGGCACCTGGCCAGTGCGTTGATCCAGCCGCTTCAGGCGGCACATGTACTTCGCCTGCAGGACCAGTTACACCACCAGTAGTTCCACCAGTAGTTCCACCAGTAGTTCCACCAGTAGTTCCACCAGTAACTCCACCAGTAACTCCACCAGTAACTCCACCAGTAACACCGCCACCATCAGGCAGAACGTGTAACCCAGGTGACATTGGATTCGCTGGATGTAGCTTCCCTGGACAGTGCGGTGCAAGCAACGCATCTGGTGGTGTGTGCTAGTCGTGCTTTGGTCAACATTTCACTAATCTAAAATGATAAGGTATACTCATGATACTTACAGCAACAGACATTTTTTACTTACAAGAGCGCGATGGAGACTCAACTACAACTGACAGACCAGCAACTCCTGTTGCTTTTGTGATCAACGGAGAAGTTGTAGCTGCCGAAGCTTTTTCACCGCCAATCGGAGACAACATCTTCTTAGCAAACCCGGCGTACACGGCGCGAATGGAAGAGATCAATGGAGAGCAAGTTGAAGTGATTACAGCCACGGTTGGCGACACTTCAACTGACATGATCCTTGACGAGCTTCTAACTTCTGTTCTGCTGAGTGAGCCGACTGCAATTAGAATAACGCGTGATAAAAGCCTTCAAGTTGCGGCTGGCTGGAAGCATGATGAAAAAGGTTTCTACATAATGCAGACTGTCGGCGGCGTTGAGCGTCGTATTGATGGAATGGGAAATGTTGTAGTAGGAACAGATGAGTGATAAGTCTCGCTGGGAGAAGTTTAAGGAAAAGAACGGTGGAGTAACTCCACTTGATCTAATAAATCCACATGCTCCAAGAGCAAATGAAGAGCTGTCAAGTTCAAGGCTTTCGGTCTGCAACGGCTGTGAGCGATTTCTACATTTAACAAAGCAGTGTCTCGAATGCGGGTGCTTTATGAACATGAAGACACGGTTGCTAAACGCAAAATGCCCTCTTGGTAAGTGGTGATATGAGAAATGGAAAGATTGAATTTGAACTACCAGATCCGCTAATTAGCGAACCAGTAGTCATCAAGTCATTCTTTCCAGACGAGATGTTTTCTCGTATAAAACAAACAGTAGACAACTTAAAAATGGGACCTGACGGCCCGCTTAAATACCACACCATGATCGGGCGCTGGGAGTCTCCTGTAGGTTTTTCAAAAGACATTGAAGACTACGCGCTGGCTAAAGCAAGAGAACTGTTTAATGATGACACGCTTCTAAAAGCCTACTTTTACGCGGTTAGGTACCAATCAGTTGATGGCTGTATTCCACATCTTTGGGAGCACACTGATCAAAACGGAACACAGACGACTATTGATCTTACAATTGAAAATACCGCAAAATGGAATTTGCTTGTTGAAGGAAACCAATATGAGCAAAATGAAAATGAAGGAATCATCTTTGCTGGACAACAGCATATTCATGCTAGACCCCCGTTTCCGTCTAGACGAACCGACGTGCACACTACTGTAGTGTTCATGCACTTTACAAGGCCTGATCACTGGATACAAAAGAAATCAAAAGAACACGGCATCGGGCGATATGGGAGCGATGGAGACATTAGATTTTTCAATAGAAATCGCTACATTCCAATGCCAGATGCGCCAGTAAATCAGCCAGTATGCGCGTGCCACAACTACGCTGGAGTCTTGTCTTTGTACGACAACATTCTTGGAAACTACATTGACGATGAAATCGAGCTAGTTGATATGTCTGTCGTTGATAAGAAAGTGCTGGCGCCTGGAATAGTTGAATATCAAATCTCGCGGGAGTCAGCTCAAGTTCTAAAAGGACTTACGCAGAACGCGTGCTTTAAGCTTTGGGCGCCGGCCCAGGTACTGGACAATGAAAGAGAACCAGCCGTGAACTACCTAGCGAGAACATGCTATGTCAAGTTCATAAATAGCACGCAGCTTTCGTGTCATGTGCACGATCCAATCCGCAGACTGTACGAAAGCCTTGAAGTTGGTATTGCTCCAATTATTGAAGACTTTAGAAAAATGTATAGCATACCAGAGCTTCAATCACATAATTGGCAGCTCACAAGGTACGAGCGAGACGGCGCTTTTCATGATCATGTTGACGACTGCATAGAGTTTCCAAGAGTAGTGGCTGTTTCAATACTTCTTAATGATAGCTACACTGGCGGAGATCTAGTGTTTAAGCACAAGAAAATAAAAGTTTCAAGAGGCGCAGGCAAAATTGTAGTGTTTGGCGCAGGCTTTGAAAATATGCACAGTGTCAAACCAGTTGCTAGCGGAATACGCTACGCTGCTGTTAGATGGTACAACTACGCAGGAGGAACGACAAATGGAGTGTAACAATGAATGAAAAAATCACGCCACAGGTTGTGGCAGTCTCTGAAATTGACTACGGTGTTGTAATAAATGAGCTTAGTTTGCAGGTTGCAAACTACGCCAGGGACAACGCAATATTGAAATCTGTCATTAAATCGCTTCAAGATCAGCTGACAGCGCAAAAGTAACTTGACTTGTTGCTGATTAGCAGTCGTAGAGCGGTACTCATATGAAGCGAAATGACGACGTATTTATAATGCTTCCGTCGTTCCATGAGCCTGATCTCATGGACACTGTGATAAGTGCGTTTGAGAATGCGAGTTCGCCTTCTAATGTTTTTATTGGCGTTTGTAATCAAAAAATATATGGAAGTTTTGAAGACTTCTCAATGTTTGAAAATGTCGCAGTTTCAAACATTACGTCGCCGTCTCCACGAGGTTTGGGTATCGCCATGCTTGAAGCCCTGTATCTATGGAAAGATCAATACTATGTTTTACGAGTAGATGCTCATACTGTTTTCGTAAAAAACTGGGACACCCTGCTTAAAGAGAACTACGAAAAAATAGAAAAAGAAACCGAGCACAATAAGATCATAATTTCACATAGGCCAAGCACTTACGAAAAAGGCAAAAACGGCGAAAAGACATTTCAAACAAAAAGGTACGACTATCGCCATGGAGTAGATATTCAGCGAGAGTTGCTTACTCGTTTTGATAGTTCATACATCATCAACAGCCCAGCAGTAGACCCAGATCCGAGTAAGAACTATGTTGAACATTTTCTTATCGCCGCTGGGGAAGTATTCTCAACCTACGATTACTTTTTTGAAGTTATGCCTGACCCAAGACTGATATTCTTTGGGGAAGAATATGTGTACCCGATGCGAGCTTGGACCCGCGGATTTCGTATCTTCTCAATACATAACAACGTTTCCTACACACTTCATAAAACTCCCGAGTACCTAGAATCAGTTGAAATTGACTTTGTTACGGAATCTAAGAAGTTCGGTGCATTGGCGCCTTTATCGCATTCTCATAGGCTGTTCTTCAAAGAAATACTCATGGGAAACGAGTTTGGCTATTACGGAGCAAAAGACCACGAGATGTATGACAAGTACATTGAAAACCTAGGATTCAACTACAAAGAAAGTCTACAGAACGTGGTTTGTTAGCTGCCGTAAGTAACCATTACGGCTCATAAGCTTTGATAGCGTCTATATAAGCACACAACGATACAGAAAAGACCCCAAATGATACAAGTAAAAGATGGATCGCGAACACTTCAATTTAACGGCAATCTTCTAGGCGCATCGTCGTCTTGGAAATCTGGCTCAACTCGTTGGATTGAGTTTGAACTCTATAAGACAGAAAGCGGCTCATATGTTCTTTCTCGTGTCGGTGTGTCAGTTACATTTCATGGCGCAGCATGCCATCTTGTAAAGCGCTACGGTCTTCAAGAAATCGCACCTGAGCTACTTAAAAACGACGCAGTTCCGTGTCCAGACTGTGGCCCATCTGTTGAAGCAGGGCTAGTTTTTCCAGAAAAAGATCGCTATTGGGCACAGGTTAGTGAAGATCCAGGCGCTGTACTTGAAGCGCTATACAAGTATGACAATGCTGGCGCAAGGTATTTAACTAATGTCGCGCAACGACTTCTTGAAGAAGCTGCAGCTGTTGACGCTGGAATTGAATCAATCTATAAAATCGAGATGATCCCGTAATTGAGCAATACTTATTGATATAGTTGATCATCAAACGACAAAGGACGCAAATGTTTATAGCAATTGAAGGAACCGACGCATCAGGAAAAACTTCTCTCTGCGCTGAAGTTGTCCGCCAACTCAAAGAGCGCGGTCCAGTGGAGACTCCACACAAAGGGCGACCAGCAGAGGAAACTCGCAGGTGGGCACTTCACGAATACGCAATTGATATTGAGCGCCGCAACTTTACAGAAGAGCACGTTGTTGCTGACCGATGGCACTGGGGCGAGGTCACATACGCCCCTCTAAAGCGCCCTCACACGTGTATAGAAGATGACTATGGCCTTTTAGGTATTCCTGGGTGGCGATGGGTTGAGATGTTCATGGCGTCACGTGGAATGGCGCAGTTTTGGCTTTACCAACCGCTTGATGTAATTCAGTCTCGTCTGCGCGGCCGTGGCGATGACTTTGTGTCAGAAGAAGATCTTGAAGTAATTCTAAAGCTTTATGAAAAAGCAGCTCTTTCAGTCCATACTCTTGAGGCAATGATTACGCCAAAACCAGACAGCTTTGACGATATTCCAAGACTGGCAGCTCGTATCATTGAAACAGCAGAAGAAGTCGCCAAAAGTGTAAAGCATCTTGTTCCGTTTCCAGAATACATTGGCGCACCTGCGCCGACAGCGCTTCTTGTTGGCGATAATCGCAACCACAAGGACGTGACGATCCTTCCGTTCATGCCTGTTGACAAGAACTCTGGTGACTATCTAATGTCAGCACTGCCAAAGACACTTTGGCGAGAAATTGGAATCATAAACTCAGATGATGTGTTTGGCGATAGGTGCGTGGATCTCTGGGAAGCTCTCGGTAGCCCAACAGTTATTGCGCTTGGTCGAAAGGCCGCTGTTCGTTTAAAGATGTTTGGAATTCCAGACGAAGACGTGATCGTAGTTCCGCACCCGCAGTACGTTCGCAGGTTTCACCATCACGACCGTGTAGAGTACGGAAACGCGATTGAAAGATTTATTCACATTGGAGCAGATAAGGAAGATAAATGGATTCTTCGGTAAAACACATTGATATTGAAGACGGTGTAAATGGCTATGTTGATCTTGTAAATCACGTACTTAAGCATGGTGAGCCTGCTGCTCCGCGTGGACTAAACACACTTGAAATTGAGGACGCGACAATCCATATCCACAATGCTGTAGACGCGCTTCCACTTAGTGTAAACCGTGGCACTGTTCCAGGTATTGGCGCAGTTGAAGCATGTCAACTTCTTTCTGGAACTAGCTTTCCAAAACTCGTAATTGACATTGGCCCACAATTTGCGAACTATACAGAAGACGATGGAATGTTCCACGGTTCGTATGGAACAAGAACAAAAGGTCAGTACGATGTCATGGTTGATCGGCTCAAGAAAGATCCAGACACGCGTCAAGCAGTTGTAACTATTTGGAACCCCGAGCGCGACATGCTTGAGAAAAAGCGTGACTATCCTTGCACGATCCTCCATCAGTTTCGTGTTCGCAGGAACCGCCTAAACATGAGCGTGTACATGCGATCAAATGACGTGTGGCTCGGCGCGGCATACGATTTCTTTCAGTTCACTCGCGTACAAATCGCCATTGCGTCTATTCTTGGCATCGAGCCTGGCTCATATTCGCATCATGTCGGGTCGTTACATATTTACGAAGAAAACTACGATGCTGCAGCCGCGCTTCGCAAAACAAACAATATTGCTGAGGTTCCTTCAATTACTGGAAGAACATGGCGCGAGGTTGAGTCATCTGCGCTTATCGCACTGCAAGCAACGTCAGACGGTAAGCTGTTGAACAGACTTTCTCCTAACGAGCGTTGGTACGCAGAAGCAATGCTTAAGGCCATTGAAAAGAACAGAGGCAATAATGTCAAACGATAGAGAATACTCATCGCCGATGAAAGATGCGGCTATCAGCATGCACGAGCTGTACACAACCCTAAAAGAGGCTGGCTTCTCGCGCAAGGACGCCATCGAGTTGTTGGCAAGAATTATGGCTGGAACTATCAACGAAGCACTGAACAACCAAAAGAATGATGACAATGACTGACTCTCGTCCGTCCTGGGACGAAGTCTGGCTTGCTGTAGCTGAAACTGTTTCAAAGCGTTCACGATGCTCGCGTGCTCAGATGGGCGCTGCTATTGTTTCGCACGACCAACACATTGTTGCAACCGGGTACAACGGTCCAGCGGCAACTTGGCCAGAGTCAGGTGAATGTATGAATTGGTGTGACAGAGCCAAAGGGACTGCTCCACTTGACAATATTTACGATGCATGCCCCGCAATTCACGCCGAGGCTAATGCGCTTATGTATGTTGATCGGTCAAGAAGCCAGGGCGGTACAATGTACATTACTGCGCCACCGTGCACGCAGTGCGCCAAACTTATTTCTAATTCTGGAATTACCAGAGTAGTCTGCCGTTGGAGAAAACAAGACAGTCACCGCGACCCTGCGATGGTGCTTGAGTATCTAGAAAAATGTATGATTGAATTGACTGTTATTAAGGATCCAGATGTCAACTGACAACTTGCAAGGCGTGCAGCTTCATTTAGTAGACAGTGTTGAACGCGCGGCTGATTTCTTGGCTTGGCTGAGCGAGCGTAGACCGCATAACGCTCTGTCAGTTGACACAGAAACAGGCGAACTTCCTGGTAATCCCCGTGATCACGCGTTCTCGCCGTGGCACGGACAGCTTCGTCTTGTGCAAGTTGGCGACGGAATGCAGGGTTGGTCAATACCATGGGGCGAATGGTCAGGCGTTTTCTACGAAGCAATGGACAAGTTTGATGGCCCAATAATCTGTCACAACATTGCGTTTGAAGCACGTTGGTTTGACGTTCAGTCTCGGTGGCAGTTGCCGTGGCATCGTGCACATGACACGATGATTATGGCGCACGTCATTGATCCACTTGGCGCAGGCGCGCTTAAGCGACTAGCCGCGCTTCATGTTGACGGTCGTGCAGTGGCTTTGCAGGAAACTCTCGATGCTGAACTTGCAAAGAACGGTTGGACATGGGGAACTGTTCCAACAAACTTTCAACCATATTGGTCGTACGGCGCGCTCGACTGCGTGTTGACCACACGGCTTTGGGAAAAGTTCTACGAGCAGTGCGGACCAGACGGTCCATATAGAAAGCCATACGAACTTGAGATGGCAACACGTCGCATTGTCACGCGCATGGAGTTGAACGGTGCGCGAGTTGATCTTGATTACTCAAAGCGAAAATTCAGCGAACTTACAGACTACAGCGACTTGGTAAAAGACTGGGCAAAGAAAACGTATAACGGAGTATCAATAACAAGTAACCAGCAACTTGTCCGTCTGTTTGAAAGCATCGGTGCCGAGATTACCGAATACACTCCTACTGGCCAAAAGTCTTGCACAAAGGATCAGCTTAAAATGCTTATCCGTGACGGCAATGACGAAGTAAAGCAGCTCGCGGACTCAGTGCTTAAGCAGCGCAAAGCAGATAAACTTGCCAATACATACTTTTCTAATTTCATAAATGGAAACATAAACGGACTTGTGCACCCGTCAGTGCGAACTCTCGGCGCACGAACGAGCCGAATGTCAATCACGAATCCAGCGCTTCAGACACTGCCTAAGGGCGACGATGTCGTGCGCCGTGCATTCATACCCAAAGACGAGAATCATGTCATTGTCACGTCAGACCTTGACCAAGTTGAGTTCCGCATGTTCGCAAGTCTTGCAGATGACCCAAACTTGACTGCAATGTTTAACATCGCAGACTCAACCGGGTCAGATCCGTTTACTGAAATTGGCCGCGAGGTCTACGCAGATCCAACAATGCAAAAGTCTGATAAGCGCCGTAACCTCATCAAGAGCATGGTTTATGGTCGTTTGTACGGCGCAGGTGTCGCTAAGCAGGCGCTCACAGCAGGAGTTCATGAAGTACAGATGAAATCAGTATCAGATGCGTTTGATGCCAGATTTCCTGGAATGACCCACTTCCAACGAAGCATTGAAGATGTTGGCATGCGTAGATTTAAAGCTGAAGGTCAAGGCTACGTGTACACTTGGACTGGTCGCAGGCTTCCATGTGACGACAACCGCGTGTATACTTTGGTCAACTATCTGATCCAAGGTGGCGCGGCAGAAGTGTTTAAGAGTAATCTTGTAAAGCTTGACCAGGCGGATCTTACTGAGCTACTTATCGTTCCAGTGCATGACGAAATAGTGCTCAATGCTCCACGAGAAAGTGCTGAAGAGATCAAGCAACTTGTTCGCAAGTGCATGACAACAACCGAAGGCTGGAACGTGCCGCTTACTGCTGACGTTGATGGTCCACTAGAAAGCTGGGGAGATAAATACCGATGACAGGCCGACTTATTCTTGCAGTAGATCCTGGCAAAGCAACTGGAATATGCTTATTTTTGTACGAAAACGGAGAACCAGAACTACTCTGGTCTGGTGAGTATCAAGCAGATGAGTTTGCTTGGGTCATTAGGTCAGCGATTGCCCATGCACAGATGAGAGAGACATCACTTGAGGTAGCTTGTGAGCGTTTTACTATCACAGCGCAAACAGCAAAGAACTCGCAGGCCCCGTACTCACTTGAGCAAATTGGAGTTCTAAAGCACCTCATACGAGAAAGCAATGGAGTTGCAAGCGAGTTAGTGTTTCAAGCACCAGTAGATGCAAAAAGGTTGTTTCCAAACGAAGCGATAAAGAAGCTCGGGTATTGGCACAAAGGTGGAGAAGGCCACGCTTTAGACGCCATTCGTCATGGTCTTCTGTATCTTGCAAAGCATGGCTGGACGCCAAAAAGACTACTTCAATAGATACTAAGAAAAAAATTTGCAAAACTGCACGTTTTTTGTCTTAGTATATGATACAGTGACACATACCAAATGACGAGGAGTATTAGTGCCAGTAAATGTTGATCTCAACCCAACGGGTGAGTACATCCGTATTGAGACAGAGTGGCGTTTCAAAGAGCTATGCAAAAGCATACCTGGAGCGACATGGAATGCAGGCGATCAAGCGTGGAGAGTTCCACTTGGTTGGTCGTCATGTCTCGCGCTTCGTTCAGTATTTAAGAACGAGCTTGCAATTGGACCAGCGTTGTCCGCGTGGGCAGCAAACGAGCTTGCCACGAGAGTAACACCAGCAAATGACCTACGCGATCTTGACACGTACGACGGTGATGAAGCGTTGTTTCCTCACCAGCGAGCCGGTGTTGCTTTCTTATCAACAGCACGACGTGCGCTACTTGCAGACGAGCCTGGTCTAGGAAAGACAGCACAGGCTATTCGTGCGCTTAAGCAGCTTAATGAAACAGGTGGTGGTTCACTGCCAGCGTTGATTGTTTGCCCAAACACGCTTAAGAAAAACTGGAAGCGTGAGTTTGCAAGGTGGTGGCCAGAAGCCAGCGTTCAAATTATTCGCGGATCTGCAGGCCAACGACGCAAGCAATTTGAAGTAGAAGCCGACGTGTATGTCATTAACTGGGAGTCACTGCGCTCGCACTCGCGTCTTGCGCCTTACGGATCAGTGGCGCTTGCTCGATGCACAGAGTGCGGAGGTCACGACGAAAAAGTTACAGAAAATCGCTGCGAAGTTCACTTGCGCGAACTAAATGGTATTGATTTTAAGGCCGTGGTTGCTGACGAAATTCACAGATCAAAAGATCCAAAGTCAAAGCAAACACGTGCGTTGTGGGCAGCAACAGGCGACGCAGATGTTCGCTTTGCGCTTACTGGAACTCCAATAGCCAACAACGTCTTGGATCTGTGGCCAATTCTTCACTGGCTGTCACCAAGTGAGTGGCCAAGCAAGACTAGGTGGATTGATCGCATGGTTGACACGATGATGAATGCATTCGGCGGAATGATTGTGATTGGTGTAAAGCCTAATATGACAGATGAGTTTTACGCGGCGATAAATCCACGAATGCGCCGAATGCTTAAGGCACGAGTATTGCCGTGGCTTCCACCCGTACTCAAGGAGCGCCGCGACATTGAGATGTCGGCAAAGCAAAAGAAAGCGTACGAACAAATGCGCGAGCTTATGATTGCCGAACTTGAAGGCGGTGAGGCTGTAGTTGCGCCAAGTCCGCTTACGCAAACGACACGTTTGCTGCAATTTGCAAGTTCGTACGCTGAAATGACTTTTGATGAAATAACAGGCGAAAGCAGAGTAAAGCTTATTGGTCCATCGTGTAAAGTTGATGCGCTTATGGACGACATCGCAAATGGCGACTTTGGCGATGATTCAGTTGCAGTATGCGCAGTGTCGCGCCAGCTTATTGAGCTACTCAGTGAGGAAATGACCAAGGCGAAGATCCCGCACGGTCTTATCACTGGCGCGCAGGACGAAGATGAGCGCCAGCAAGCAGTTGATGATTTCCAGTCTGGAAAGATCAAATGGGTGCTATTTACAGCACAGGCAGGCGGCGTCGGTATTACTCTTACGGCGGCACGCAGACTTGTAATGCTTCAGCGTCCGTGGTCACTCGTTGATCACAAGCAAGCCATGGATCGTGTTCACCGTATTGGTAGTGAAATACACGACTCAATTGTCATTATGGACTACGTCACAGAAGGAACAATTGAAGAGCGCGTAATTGATGTTCTAGATACAAAAGCCGATAATTTTGAGCAGATTGTGCGCGACAAGACACAACTTCTTAAAATCCTAAAAGATGAGAAAGCGAGTTAAGCATGTCATTTGATGCACCAGCAATGCCAGTGGTTGTTACACCACGGCCGATAAAGATCTCTAACTCAGAGATTCAGACGTTTAAGGACTGCCGTCGTAAGTGGTGGCTAACCTACTACAGACGACTTCAACCAAAAACACAGAACATGACTGGCGCACTTGCGCTTGGAACACGAATTCACGGTGCTCTTGATGCTCACTACGGCCTCGGTGTCCCACTTCTTGAGGCGCACGCTGAGCTCGTCAAGATAGATAAGCAAATTCTTATTGACAGCTACCGAGACACAGTTGACTTGGATAGTGAAGCTGAGCTTGGTCGTATCATGCTCGAAGGATACCTTCAGTGGGTAGAAGAGAACGGAGTTGACGCCGAGCTTGAGATGATTTCAACTGAAGAAATTATCTCGATGCCGATGTTTGACGGCGAGGTTGAGCTTCAAGGAAAGCTTGACATGCGAGTTCGCCGCAAAGGCGACGGCGTGCGTATGTTCCGCGACTTCAAAACTGTTGGCGGCTCGTTTGCAGAGTTTGCAAGTCTTGCTCACATGAATGAGCAGATCCTTACATACATGCTTCTCGAGGACCATCAAAACAAAGAACTTGGCAAGAACGCTGGCGAGCGAAGCGAAGGTGGCATCTTTACGATGCTTAAGAAAGTAAAGCGCACTGCAAATGCAAAGCCTCCGTTCTACGAGCAAATGGAAGTCAGACATAATCAATTTGCACTTCGTGCGTTTGCGTCACGTATTCATGGCACCATCAAGGATATGCTGGCCGTCAGAGGCGCGCTTGACGAAGGACAAGATCATTACGGAGTTGTTTATCCACGGCCAAGCCGAGATTGCAAGTGGAAATGTCAGTTCTTTGCGATTTGCCCACTGTTTGACGACGGAAGCGCCGCCGAACATGCAATAAGCGAGATGTACGCGGTCGCCGACCCGTATGGTTACTACAAGACAGAAGAGAAGAAAGGAAACGAATAATGGGAGAAGTACAACGCTCATTGACCATCATGGTCTACGGCGAGTCAAAGGTTGGTAAATCATCATTTGCGGTCACTGCACCATACCCACGGCTTATGCTTGACGTTGAAGGAGGACATCGGTTCTTGCCTATCAATGTTAAGTATTGGGATCCACTGCGTGAGGAGCCGCCTGTTGCCGATGGCACATGGGACACCTGCGTTGTGAACGTCACTGAGTACGACACAGTGCTCAAGGCATACCAATGGTTGCAACTTGGTAGGCATCAGTTCAAGTCGTTGATCATTGACTCTGTATCTGAACTTCAGGTTAAGTGCATGGATAACATCGCCGGCACTAACCAGATGCAGATGCAACAGTGGGGCGAGTTGCTTCGTCACATGGGCGCGCTTTTGCGAGACCTGCGTGACTTGACAATGCACCCAACGGCACCGCTTGAAGCAGTAGTTCTTACTGCGATGGCTCGTCAGGATAAAGACGGTCGTTACCGTCCGTACCTGCAAGGTCAACTTGCAATTCAAGCACCATACTTCTACGACATCCTCGGCGCAATTACCGTTGAGGACGTGTTCCCTGGTGACCCTACTCAGGCACCGTACAAGGCACGTCGTATGTACGTTGAGCGCACAAACCAGTATGAAGCTGGCGAGCGCGTTCAAGGCAGGCTCGGCAAGGTTGTCGAGCAAGAAAATCTCGGTATTGAGCGAATGCTCGACATCGTGTTCGGACAGCGTCCGCAAGAAACATCCAAATAACAACAACAAAGAAAGCATAGGTAATAACTATGAGTACCCTCAATTGGGGCGACCTAATCAAAGAAGCAGGCGATACCGCTGGTGGGTTTGATCCACTACCGGATGGCGACTACGATCTTCAAATCGTTGAAGCCACAGCTGCTGTTTCGCAATCAGGAAAGACAATGTTCAAAGTCAAGGCACAGGTCCAGACTGGTGCGCACGCAAAGCGTCTTGTCTGGGACAACCTTGTTGTTTCAACTGACAACCCAACAGCACTCGGAATCTTCTTCCGTAAGATGAACGCACTTGGTCTCGGCCGTGAGTTCTTCGCAACAAGCCCAACCAACGCGCAAATTGAAGCTGCAATGAAGAGCAAGTTCTTCCGTGCACAAGTCGGTTCACGCACTTGGCAAGGTCAGAAGAAGAATGAAATCAAGGCGTACTACACTGTAGCTAATGCTGCATCTGCAGTACCTACTGTTGCAGCTGCTCCAGCGCCCGCTCCAGCACCTGCTCCTGCTCCAGCACCGGCACCGGCCCCTGCTCCTGCACCAGCGGCAGCGGCTCCTGCTCCACAGGAAGCAGCACCTGCTCCAGCGACGGACACTCCGCCGCCAGCACCGTTCTGATCTAGTCAGAACATATTGTTCATAGGCGGGCGTGTCTGTCGCAAGATAGGCACGCCCTCTATGATTGAATCGTGATATCATTTACACACGACTAACACAACGGAGAGATTTATGCGCGTAGCAATTCTTGAACCAGAGCCAGGGGTAAAAGGACCAACAGCCTGGGCATTTCGCTTACGATATGGTTTTCAACAACTCGGACATGAGTGCGATGTTGTTTCGTTTACAAAGAGTGGAAAGACCCGAGCATCTTGGGGAAAGCCACAACCAGGTGGCCGATGGTGGAGTGAAGCGCCAGATGTTGTTGTAAAGACAGCGCATCTTGTTGAGACGCTTGACACCTATGACATGATTGTGCTTCCTGAAATTAAGGTGCCATTGCACGACAAAACAGCAATCAAAGAATCCGCGAAGACTGGCCAGCCAGTGCTTCCAGAATACGTTGATGCATTGCGCAGAACAAAGACAAAGTGGACTACGTCACTTCATGGATCGTTTTATCCAGAAAAAGACATTCCATTCGTGCCGCAGCTTCTTGAGTCGCCGTCACGAGGCGCAAAACTCGTCACGATGAGCGATGACTCTGCTCGAGATAGCAATGAGCTTTTTAAGTCAATGGACTGGATCAAAGGCTGCATGCCATACATTCCAAAGTTTGACATTGACGCGCCGATAACAAATGACTGGACTGTTGGCACCTCTGGGCGCTTCATATACAACAAGGGACAGCCAGTTGTTGCATTGGCCGGCGCACAGCTTCCAGAGCACGTCACTGTTGAAATCTGGGGATCGTGTTCAGTAGGGCTTGGTCCATCGCCAACATACATTGTCTACGAGCAACTTCGTGACCACTTTGGAGCGCAGACAAAACGCTATGCTCAGCGTGTTGATCCAACAAAGGGCGCTGATGGAAACATCATCACGCCTTACCCGTGGGACGCACGAATTCCTGGACACGCGCTAGTTCGCTATCTTGGAAACTACATGGACTCAGCAGCTATTGCATCAAGGTTCCGTGTTCACATGAACCTTACTGCGCACAATTTTGCACGAGGACTTGTTGAGTATTCGTCGCTCGAGGCAGCAGACGCTGGTGCAATGTGCATTGTCCCAGGTCACTTATCTGATCCACAGTTCAGAATGCTTGTTCTTGACTGGTACAAAGGATCGCCAACGCAATCACGATTGGTTAAAGAAGACGGCCTTGAGATTATTCGCAAGTGCAAAGAAGCGTTTGAACAATGTCTTGAGATTTCAGATGCTGATCGCTTTAGTATCGCAAAGCACAACCGCGAAGTACTTAGGACACGAAATGATCCACGCAAGAGTGCAGAGATATTGATTGAAAGCGCTTTCTCGTGAGGGGTCTATCTGGCGCCATTGTCATTGATAATGGCGATGGCACTGTTACCAAGTCAGGTGGAATTCCAGAGCGAACACGCGAGCAAGGCGAATGGATCATTCAGCATGGAAGTCATGTTTTTCCAAGCATTGTCAGTCTTCTTGACGATGGCTATGTCATGGAAAAGCTTGAGTACATTGACTACTGGAATATTGACAACTCATTTGTTCACGTAGCTCTTCTTCGCCATGTGTGGTCGCAGCCCGCGGTGGTTCCGCCAACGACAAACACACATAATCTTCTTAAAGAAAAGATGCAAGCAACTATTGATCGTCATCTTTCTGGACTTATCAGTAGCACTGCAGCCGACGCTATCATTGCAGACGCAACAAAAGCGGCTGTAGGCGCGTACAGACTCAAGCATGCATTGACTCACGGGGATCCTACGGCAGAAAATGTCATGTTTCGTCTTGGCTATGGCAACGTGTTGATTGATCCAATCAGAGCAACTGAAGTCGTACCAGACTCTCCTGCTGTTGATGTTGGCAAAATGCTTCAAAGCGCCTATGGATGGGAGCACGCCAAGTACAACAATGGAATGCTTGCGTACAGCCACAATGACATTGCAGACATTGTAAATGATGAAGAGCTATTTGAGGTTGGAGAGGCATGGGCGGTTGTTCACGTAATGCGTGCAATTCCGTATGTCAAACGAAACATACCCGACTCGCTGCCTCGCGTAATTGAAGTACTACACAGAGCTATTGAAAGGAATTAAGTATGGCAACATGGTGTTCAGACATTGACGGAGTTCTCGTTGACTCTCGAAGCTTAGTCATCGAGTCTTACAAGTACGTTGGAATTGAAATGCCGATGCAAGCCTGGGGCCACCCGTGGCAGACATGGCTGCCTTCTGCGGTTGGGTCGCACGAAAAAGCTCGCAGGCTTCATGAAAAGAAGACAGAGGCGTACATCGAGGTACTTCGCGCAGGCGCGGCACTAAAGAATGCGCTTCCGTTTGCTGAAATTATGCGTGCGCTTGAGCACGATATGCGAGCTCGAGTTTTTTATGTCACTGGCGCTGCAAAAGCAACTGCAACTGTGATACTTCAAGAGCTTGGACTTAATGCTGACAATCTCGTAGCTGCAAGTGTTACAACTGACGCTCGCAAGGAAATACTTGAAAGCCTTGACTCGTCTGGTGTGTACATTGACGACAGAATTGAAGGAAAAGGTCCTGCAGAAGAAGCAGGCTGGGACTTCATCTGGGCAAAGCAGGACTGGCGTTGGAAGCAGTAATCCTTGCCGCAGGCCGTGGTCAGCGTATGGAAGGACTGGCAAAGCCGTTCTACAAGCCTCTGCTTGAGATCAATGGCATGCCTTTGGTTGCTTATGCTGTTGAATACGCCTCTGCTTCTGGAGTTGAGCGAGTAACTGTTGTTGCTTCTAGTGCAAACTACAACGACATTAGTGAAGCGCTTTCTTCGTATTCAAAATGGGTACGACTTGTTGTTCAAGAAGAACCAGCAGGGCCAGGACACGCGACAATGATCGGACTGTCTGACGCGGTTCACGATCAAACAATGCTGCTTATGAGCGACAATGTGATGGATCAAGACATTGTAGTTGACATGGCTTTTAACAGTAGAGTAAACCAGACCGACGCAATCGGAGTCCGAACAGTGACTCTTGAGCAGGCTTCTCGGTTTACAAGAATCCAGCACGCGCAAAACGACAACGAAAACTATAAGTTTGTTGAAGGAACAGCAGTCGGAATAGACGATATTTGGATTGATGGAAACGTAAAGGTATGGTGCGGTCCAGTAGTATTTCAAACAAGCAGAGCTTTTGACATACTGTCAAATGAATGGGCTAATCGCAAAGAGTCTTCTGAAATGAAAATTGGTCCATACCTAAATACAATTATGCGATGGCCAACGCATCTGTATGATGTCAAAGCTTTTGATGTCGGGATACCGTCTGCGTACATTGCAAGCAAGAACGGTGACCTAGTATGAAAGTGCTAATATGCGGAATGACTGCGTCGCAATCTTCACAGGCTTTAAGTCGGCGAAACTTTTCTTTTGCCGGTTCAATTGACTATGCTCTTACTAAAGACGGGCACGAGGTTGTTTGGGCAGACCCTAGCGTTTTGTGGACAAAAAAAGATTTTGACGAGTATGACGTAGTTCTTGCAGGCGTTGCACCGATGCTCAGTATGACTGCAAACAAGACATACGGAATTCTTGCGCTAATTGCCACACTGTATGGAAGTAAAAAGCTTAGACTATTTGTAGATGCGCCAGAGCCTACTAAGATCCATGCGAGCCTTAGGTCAATTGACAAAGAAAACTCGCGGTTGGTAAAGCAACTATACTCGTCAAGAAAAGAATTCAAAGAAGTCACGCAAAATAAAAAATCAAAAGACAAAGTGATCGCTGGAGCAAAAATATTGCTTTCTGAAAAATGGCCAAAAACTATCTACCCAAAGCTTCCAGTAGATCAGAGCGTGTCTGACTCTCCAGGTATTCCAGAGTCAATGAACAGTTCTTTCTCTGGCGTAAACCTTGATTCAATATTTATTGAAGACGGCATGGCACTAAAGAACAGGCAGAACTATTGGATTGTTGGAAACACGAAGGCTAAATGGTGCATTGACACTGCTGAACATTTAATGTACCCAACAGACGTAGCCAAAGAAAGCAGAACCTGGACAGACGAGCACGTTGTTGAAAAAGTGTCAAACTCACTTGGAGTGCTTATCGGTCCACACAATGATAAGTTGTTGTGGTGGTCTCCATTGTTTATTCAAGCAATGAACGCGCTTACTCCAATTGCAACAGAGTGGCGCATTAGCTCAACTATCGGTAAAGACTGGAATCATCTAGCGGCTGGAATAGAAGAAATGTCGGCGCTTGATAGATATGAAAGTGCAGTTGCTCAGCGAGAGCAATATGTCAACGT